GGATGCATCAAACAAGCGTAGGTCACTCTTGTACAAGCGCACAGTCGTATTGTTAAAGTCCTCTTTGGTTCCTCCTCGTTTGCTATACAGCACACAAAATATGTCGTGCAAGTCCCAGTCACTACGTGCGTATGCGACTTGCTTCCACCTTGGGTTTTTGTCATAGCGTGAGCCGACGTATGCATCTACTGGCTTTGTAGTAACGGCACGAGGCACGCTTAATATGTTGATGTCTAGTCCCATGCTTACTCTCCTTCGTAGTGTTCTTGTGCAGGCTCTAACTTAGGCGCAGTCCAACCGCCTGATGCTCTCTTTGCGGTCAGAAGGGCTAGAGGTATCACGTCACGAGTGACCACATCACCATGGCTGTTGTATAAATAGATGTGTATCTCAGGGTTTGTGTACGTCTCATCGATGAACGCCTCGATGTAGCCGTTGTCTTTGCCGATATTGATGACGGCACTTTTGACTTCGTTGTCTAAGGTGTCTACTGTTAATTCCATTTTGATTCTCCTTATAAAAAATAGTTAGCTGGGTCTTGCGTACGCAAGTCATCCATCTCAACGAGGTATTCCTCGATGTTCGCCTGTAGCTCAGGCGGTAGGTGAGGCGTTAAGTCCTCGACAATGCCGTCAGCCCATGTTGCTGTCAGGCGATAGTCGATTACTGCGTGCGTGTATTTGCTGTGTGGTTCTCTTTTCATTTTGATTCTCCTTGATTAGGCAGGTTGCGGATGGTGCTCGGCGTAGCCCACACGCCGAACAGTTCGGGGAGAAAGTCTCCCCAAGAAAGAGTTGATAGTAGTGTTGATAGTAAGAGTTACCCTCCCTGTAAAGAAAGCTTTGTCCATGTGGCAGGCACAGCTTCGTTGTTGCCCAGTGCCTCAATAATCTTGATGGCACGTTTCATCTTGGCTATCTTGTCTAAGCGTGCTACTGTCGGGTTGATGTCAGCTTGACGCATAAGCGTTTCCATCTCCTTTCTTGTCTTGGTCAATAATCTCACCTTGGCTGTCTCGTGCTGATGGGGCAGCATCGTGCGTTGGAAGGGTGTCTTGCGTTTGCCCCTTGGTGTGATGGGTACTGCATCGAATAGCAGAGACACCTTGTCTTTGACCCTTGCAGGTATCCAGTCAGTCCAATGCTCGCCATCGTTAGGCAAACCCTTGTCACGGGCTATCTGTATGGGCGTATGGTGAAGCGCCTTGTATGGCGCATCTAGCATGGCTAACAGTTTCTCCATGACCCTGATGTATTCGCTGAAGGCTAACACCCGTTCTGGGGAGACTTTCTCCCCGCCGTATTTCATGCCAACCTTGGCGTTGTTGATCTCGTAGCGCAGGGGTTGCAGCACCTTGTCCCATTCGGCCTTGCGCTGGGTGCGTGTAATACGGGTAACACGCAGGGATTCCTTGAGGTCAGCCACCTCTGCTTTGATGCGTTCCACCTCTGCAGGGTGCATCTTGCGCTCGGTTAAGCGATTGTGTAACTCGTTGGCTGAGAGTTTGAGGTATGTTTCATACATGAGATTATTGACTCCAAAATTGAGGGTCGGCCAAATGTCCAACACTACGGGGCTGTGACTAAGAAGCGTGTAGGTTCTAAACCCGCACCAATGCTAGCTTAGCACGAAAAGTGTCCGATGTATCTATCTTATTTCTGAACGGCTATAACCAAACAAAAAAAGAAAGTCTTTGAGCAAAAGAAAATGCTTACCCCCTGATACATACATCTCTATATATAAATATATATTAAATAGATAGATAGATAGGACAGTTTTTGCGGAACGCTAGCGTGGATGCGGGTTGCGGGGTTACACGCAAATTAGTTCACGGGTTGTAGTGTTGGACATTTGGCCGTGACTGGTTTTTTGCCTCAATAATCTCGCACTATAGTGCAGTTGGGGAGGAAGTCTCCCCAAAAGGCAGCTTTAGTTGAGCACTATTGTTCATCCATGCTATGTATTCCTGTGCGTTGAGGAAGACAAGCCCTCGCTTGTGCGGTGCTTGCTTGCGAAAGACATGGATGTGGTTCTGTGAGCCGTAGCTGATGGTTTGCATATGGTAGTCAAAGCCACCGACACGAATAGTGCCACGCTCTTTTGTAATGGGCTGAATGAGGTTACGCATTACAGTTCTCCTAGGTTGAATTGAATGTAGTCGTAGTCGTTTGCGTTAAGGGTGTTGGCTAACAAGTGTGTCCACGCAAGACCTTCGTCATCCATGATGGGGGCGAAGACGAGTGTTAGAACTGTGAGTAGCGCAAGATCGGGGTCTTGAGCCAAGCGTTTGATTGATGGCAATTTCATTGCTGTTCTCCTTAGTCGTATGATTTGAGGTGGGGGAATTCGTCACGCAAGTCTTTGAGTTGTTGACCCATAGCCTTTGCCCATGCTTTGCGCTTGCGCTGGAAGCACATGAGTTGCACGTCACGAAGACGAATGTAGTAGTTGAATATGTCACGAGTTGGCATAGCTTTCTCCTTGAGAGTTATGTGGGCAGGATCGCCCCGTAAGCACAGCACGCTATGCTTACAGAGATACCTACGGATTAGCCGTTACTAGGTGCTGTGTTGAATGTGTTCTTGGTGTTGACACCGAACTCATCGTAGTCCTCATCGTGCTCAGCATCTATTGCTGTTGCGCTGTTGTCGTATTCCTGAACCAAGGTTGTGCCTTGCCACAGTTCCATACGAAGGAATGTCTTTGTGAGGGCGTTGAATAAGACGATGGCGTCTAGCTGTGAGAAAACTGTGCAGTCGTGTATAGAGCCTTGGTGACGAACGATGATTTTGAACATAATGTTCTCCTTGAGATTATTGATTGGACAAGAAATGAAACAGCGCAAGAGCCTCGCCCTTGCGCTGATCTGGAGAATCGGGGAGAAAGTCTCCCCAGATTATTGAGCTTCTAAAGAAGTCAGGTAAGCACGCAACATCTTGATCTGATCTGCGAGCTTGGTAGCAGGGAAAGATGCCAAGGCATTGTCGCAAGCCTGTCTCTGAGCAGGGGTGAACTTCACAGCAGGTTTCTTGCCGTCTGATTTCTCAGGGCGACTGATGTGGTAGCGGAACTTTGCCTTGCCCGCATTGACAGCCAGTTCCTCATTGCGTGAGCGTTCTGTGCGTTTCTTACCGAAGGCATCGATTGCTTGCTTGAGCGTCATGCTTGGCATGGTCTTGCGTGAGTCGGTGTAACCGACAACGTAGTTCGTAACGTAGACCAGTTCCCTGTTTGCCTTGCCGTCAGCGTCTAGCTTCAGGTATTGCTTGTGGTAGTCGTCACTTGCGTTAAGCGTCATGCCATCTGTTCTGCCACAGCCCTCTGCGAATTGCTCGTAAGTGATAACGATTGCTTTGGATTTAGTCATGGTGTTCTCCTTGAATTGACTAAGTTGTAATGTCGGGGAGAATCTCTCCCCGAATCGGCTAGGCTTTGTCCCAACCGATGCCTCTATATTACCAAATGGATACTTTATTCTGCTTTGAGGGCTACAAATGCACACGAAAGAACCCCACCCATCCCCCACCACCCCATATTGAGGGCGTAGTCGCTAGCGTCTATAAACACTATTCCATAGCCGCAAATCCAATTTTTCAAAAACAGGATTGAAATACCCACATTACGATCCCCACCCCCCAAAAAATTATAAAAATTTCCAAGGTACCATGTCAAACGTTGGACACGTCACAATAAAAAAAGCCCCGACCTTGCGAGTCGGGGCTAAGAGGCGAACCTCAAGGAGAAGCAACAGAACAAAAAATTTGCACCATTGCCGAAAAGAAGTGTACACTAACTGCAACGAGGCAACAAGTGCAACGCCAGCACAATTCCTACGCAATGCTAGAACATCTGATTAACGGCGAGTTTGAACCGGACGTGGTCGCAATGACCATGGCTACGCCGTTGCCTTTTGCTGAAGCTGCGCCAGCAGATATTATTGATGCGCAAGTACAGACAGCGCAGTGGCTTAAAGACTTGGGGCTAGACGATGAAGAGGTAGAGTCCAAGGCGGACGCTCAAGCTGCAAGAAGTTCCTTTGCTTCCCTAGTCACCGGCCAGCCACCCCAGAATACACAGCAAGCGCTAGCTAACATTAAGGCTCCTGCTGCAGTGCAGCATTTAGTTGGGATGCTGACAGCCTACGATTGGGCGTTTGTCGAGCAGGCCAAAGAGCTAAGGGGCTATGCAGTGGCTCAGATCCTAGAAGAAGTCAAACACCCAGACGCACGCATCAGGCTTAAAGCCTTGGACATGCTCGGTAAGGTCACCGAAGTGGCGCTGTTCACCGAACGGGTTGAGGTCAAGAAGACTGAGATGTCGGACGTTGAGCTAGAAGCGCGGATCAAAGACAAGCTCAATAGGTTCATGGGCGTGATCGATGTGGTCGATGTGACGGAAGAGAAGTCTGATGAAACCTGAGCAATTCACAACGCTCAGTAAAGTTGAGCTAGAAGCCATGCAAAGGGCTTTGCCGCACATGACGCTTCAAGAAAAGATGGAGTTGTTCCAAGATTTGGAGATGCGTGAGTCCCGCGCCAGCCTTCAAGCGGCTAAAACAAACATGTTGGGGTTTGCGACTGCCGTGTACCCCGGCTTTAAGATTGGCCCACACCACAGGAAACTGGCTAAGATATTCACGGACGTGGTTGAGGGTAAGAAAAAGCGCGTGATTATCAACATCGCGCCACGTATGGGTAAGTCTGAGTTCTCGTCCTACCTGTTCCCTGCGTACTTCCTTGGCAAGTATCCCAACAAGAAGATCATCATGGGCACGCACACTGCGGGTCTGTCTGAAGACTTCGGTCGTCGGGTGCGTAACTTGATTGACTCAGATGAATACAGAGAAGTTTTCCCCCAAACCTTGGTGGCAGACGACCAAAAAGCTGCTGGCAAATGGTCTACTAGTGCTGGAGGTCAGTATTACGCTGCTGGTGTGGGCGGTGCTCTTGCTGGTCGCGGCGCTGATCTGTTCGTCATTGATGACCCACATTCTGAGCAAGATGTAAAATCCAACTCTAGACTTGCGTTTGATACAGCTTGGTCTTGGTTTCAGACTGGTCCCTTACAACGTCTGATGCCGGGTGGTGCGATCATTGTGATTATGACCCGTTGGTCGCTGTTAGACCTGACTGGGCGCCTACTTGACTACCAAGCTAGGAACCCAGAAGCAATTCCATGGGAGATTGTGGAGTTGCCGGCTATTTTGAACGAGGACGAGGACACCGAGAAGTCTCTGTGGCCAGAGCAGTGGCCACTTGAAGCGTTAAAAGCTACCAAAGCGTCCATTGACCCACGGTATTGGAACGCGCAGTACATGCAGCAGCCCACGGCTGAGAACTCTGCCATTGTTTCGCGCAAGATGTGGCGTATTTGGGAGTCTGAAGAGCCGCCAAGCTGTGAATACATCATCCAGTCGTGGGATACGGCGTTTGAAACCAAGAACAACTCAGACTATTCTGCATGCACAACGTGGGGCATCTTCTACAACGAGGAAGAAAATGACACACCGCAGCTTATCTTGCTGGATGCGTTCAAAGACCGCATGGCTTTCCCAGAACTTAAGACCGTGGCGCTCAAACACTACAAGGAGTGGGAGCCCGACGCGTTCATTGTGGAGAAAAAGGCGGCTGGCGCACCACTGATCCAAGAACTCAGAGCCATGGGCATACCTGTGCAGGAGTTCAGCCCGTCCCGTGGCAATGACAAGACTGTGCGTGTCAACGCTGTTGCAGATTTGTTCAGTTCAGGTAAAGTCTGGGCACCCGACACACGCTGGGCAAGAGAAGTAATTGAAGAGATGGCGGCTTTCCCTGTTGGAGAGCACGATGACTACGTGGATACGACCACACAGGCGCTGCTACGCTTTAGGCAAGGCGGCTTTATTTCTTTGGACACGGACGAGAAAGACGATCAGCAGTACTTCCGCCGTAAGACGTACGAATACTACTAGGATTAAACATGGCAACGAACATCGACAAAGCGCTGTACCAACAACCCGTGGGCATTGACGCGCTGGGCGAACAAGAATCCCCCTTGGAGATCGAAATCGTTGATCCCGAAGAAGTCACCATTGGTATGGACGGGTTAGAAATCACCATTGGCAAGGAAGACCCAGAGGAAGAAGGCTTCAGTGATAACTTGGCCGAGTACATTGACGATGGCGCACTGCAGTCGTTGGCTGGCGACTTGGTGTCTGACATTGACCAAGACAAGCAGTCACGCAAAGAGTGGGAGAAGACTTACGTTGATGGTCTCAAACTCTTGGGACTCCAAATAGAAGAGCGCACCGAACCATGGCAAGGCGCTTGCGGTGTGTTCCATCCGATGATTACAGAAGCTGTTGTGCGCTTCCAAGCTGAGACAATTACTGAGACGTTCCCAGCCCAAGGGCCGGTGCGCTCTAAGATTCTGGGCAAAGACACGCCTGAGATGAAAGAGATTGCGGCCAACGTTGAAGATGACATGAACAACGAGTTGACCGAAGTCATGACTGAGTACCGCTCTGAGCATGAGCGCATGCTGTGGTCGCTTCCCGCTACGGGTTCAGCGTTTAAGAAGGTCTACTATGATCCCAATTTGGGACGTCAGGTCTCAATGTTTGTGCCGGCAGAAGACATGCTCCTGCCATACGGCGCGACAGATCTGGACACTTGCCACCGCGTCACGCACGTCATGCGCAAGACCAAGAACGAAGTTATTAAGCTTCAGCAAGCTGGGTTCTACCTAGACATCGACCTGCCCGATGCGCCCAAAGACCGCACTGATATTCAGAAAGCCAAGGACAAAGAGACAGGCTTTAACGATCTGAATGACGACCGCTACACCATCTATGAGTGCCATGTAGATTTGAACCTTGAAGGTTACGAGGACATGGTTGAGGGTGACGATGGTGAAGAAGAGTCCGGCATCATGTTGCCGTACGTGGTCACTATTCTTAAGGGTTCAAATGACATTCTGTCAATACGCCGCAACTGGAATGAAGAAGATGACTTACGCCTCAAACGCCAGCACTTTGTACACTACCAATATATCCCCGGATTCGGAGCTTATGGTTTTGGCCTCTTCCACCTCATCGGTGGTTTTGCCAAGTCAGCCACTAGCCTTATGCGTCAGTTGGTTGACGCAGGAACGCTATCTAATCTTCCGGGCGGACTCAAGTCCCGAGGTCTGCGAATCAAAGGTGATGACACGCCTATCGCCCCCGGTGAGTGGAGAGACGTCGACGTAGCTTCTGGCAACATCCGCGACAGCATTTTGCCGCTCCCATACAAGGAGCCAAGCGCTACGCTGTTTAACTTGATGCAGACCATCGTGGATGAAGGTCGTCGTTTTGCCGCAACAGCCGACATGAAAGTGTCTGACATGTCTGCGCAGGCTCCTGTGGGAACTACGCTTGCGTTGCTTGAGCGCCAACTTAAAGTGATGACTGCGGTGCAGGCTCGTGTGCACTTCGCTTTGAAGCAAGAGTTCAAGCTTCTCAAGAACATTATCCGAGACTACACCGACGCGGACTACACATACACACCTGAGTACGGCAGCCGCAAAGCTAAGAAGACGGACTATGACAAGGTGGACATCATCCCCGTGTCAGACCCCAACGCAGCTACCATGAGCCAGCGAGTGATCCAGTACCAAGCTGTGATCCAGATGGCGCAGATGGCTCCGGACATCTACAACTTGCCAGAACTTCATCGCGGCATGCTCAACGTCTTGGGTATCAAGAACGCTGAGAAGCTTGTGCCGATCGAAGAAGACATGCGGCCAATTGACCCAGTGCAAGAGAACCAAAATGCACTCAAGGGAACGCCTCTCAAGGCGTTCTTGCATCAAGACCACGCCTCGCACATCCAAGTGCACATGATGCTATTGCAAGACCCAATGATCCAGCAGTACATTGGCCAAAACCCCCAAGCGCAAAAGATCATGGGCGCTATCACAGCCCACGTTGCAGAGCACGTCGGTTATCAGATGCGCCAGAAGAT